CCTCTACGCAGCAGCGAATAGCCCCATGCGCCTAATTGTCGAAGATTTGGGGCCGAACTAATGCGCGCAGTTTCCGACATCCCTGACGGCTACGAAGCGTGCATGCGGCGCCAACGTGACGCCCTGCTTGCAGCCTCGGACTGGACGCAGGTCGCTGACGCACCCGTAGACCGCCAAGCGTGGGCCGACTACCGGCAAGCCCTACGCGACTTCCCTGCCACATGGGTTGCTGGTCCTACCGCAGACTTCCCTAACCCACCAAGCTGACAAGGAGACGTAAATGGCACGTCTCTACGAATCCTCCACCGACTACCAAGAACACATCAACTACGCCGGGGAAACCGTCACCGACGACTACGACAACCCCGACTACCAATACGACCGCGAAACACTCGCCTACGACGGTGGCACCACCAACATCGCCGCCGGATACGCCTCAACCACAATCACATACAGCAACGCAGCAACCGGCTGGAACGGTTCCAAAACCGTCACAACAACCGCCAACGGCACAGGCACAGGCACCTCAACCACAACCAGTGTACGCACCGTCCTCCGCACCGCCACAAACAACGGTGCTGGCACCTCCACCACAACACGCGTCATCATCCGGTTCCGCACCGCCACAGGTTCCGGCACAGGCACCTCAAACAACACGATAGTTCACGAACATTTACGCACCGGATACGGCTCAGGGACAGCAACCGCTGCAAGCATCGCAGTCGGCCTCCACACCCATCCACGCACCGGCAGCGGCACGGGCACAGGCACCTCGACGAACACGTCACGACGTTTATATCGTCGAGAAGCATCAGGCAACGGCACAAGTTCCGGCACCGCAACCGGTCTACGATTCTTCGTGTTCCGACCACCAACCGACAACTTTGTAGACCTCACCGGTCCCCGCTACTGGTCCAACCTCACCGCACGCAAAACAACCCGAGTAGCACTGTTCCGCTTCTTCGAACCAGGGCCACGCGGACGGAACGTGTGGAAACTTACGTCAGGCACATACACCGAAAACGACCCTGACCAGCCAGACGATTTCGAAAAAGTGTATTACGGCGGTCACAACAATGTTGTTGACGCAGACGAGAAAGCCGATCTTGTCGCAGCTGGTTACGGCGACTATGTTTCCTGACATGAAACATCAAGAAACCCATCCCGAGTTGAACGTCGAAGGCTGTTTCGCTTGCCGTATTGCTGGTGTGGCGTTCGCTTCGTCTGCGATGCCGTCCCGCAGGAATCATGCAGCGTCGGTGAACGCGACGGAACGCCGCTGGGAAAAAGACATGGACGCATACAAACGGTTGCGTCGTGACGGTCTGCAACCTGCATCAGTTGATGGTGCCCGCAATCTGGAACAGAAAGCGGAACATCGTTCTCAGATCGAAACCGGAATCCTGTAGTACAATAAGCGCATGACTGTTTACGGCGGCAAGTACATGAAAAACAAGAAGCGTTCATCGTCGAACGGTCCCGGTTCAAAATCGTTCGGTCCTGCACTGTCAATGGCAGAACACACCGAACACGAACGAACCGAATCGGCTGCTGATCGTCGCCGGGAGTACGGGAAGAAGAAGTGACAACTGCCGGTCAACTCATTGACCGTGTTGTTGGCGGGCTGCTAGCAGGAACGGTCGAGGAACGTAACAAGGTTGCGTCCCCTGTCGGCACGTCCGACGCAACCCTGACAATGCTGTACCCGTTGGGCGGTTTGCGTGACGGCAGCGTGTTCGAACTTGACAACGAACAAATGTATGTGTGGTCCTCGAACTCGTCGTCAAAAACTTTGACCGTGGAACGAGGGTTCAACGGCACCACCGCAGCATCACACGACACGGGTGCCATCGCTACCGTGTCACCACGATTCCCACGATCCTCCGTCCTGAACCAGTTGAACTCGGACCTGAACGACCTGTCATCCCCAATGAACGGCCTGTTCCAAGTCAAAACCGTTGACATCGCATACAACGGTTCCGACCGGATGCTCAACATCACTGGTGCGACAGACATGATCGACCTGTTCGATGTCCGCTACCGGTATCTGAACGACGACTACCCGGTGCTACGAGAAGTCCGACTGTTACGAGACATGCCAACCAGCGATTTCGCTTCCGGGTTCGCATTAGCCCTCGACCAGTTCACCCGTGCAGGCACCATCCGAGTCATCTACAAAGCCGGGTACGGCACGTTCAGCTCCGAATCGTCAACAGTCACCGATGTTGGCGCATCCGCATATTTAGACGACCTGCTCGTATTAGGCGCACAAATGCGACTCATGGCCGGACGCGAAATCAAACGCAACTTCACCGAATCGCAAGGCGACACACGCCGCCCAGAAGAAGTGCCATCCGGTGCAGTATCAAACTCGATGATCCAGTTGCAACGGTTACGACGTGACCGTATCCAAGCCGAAGCGGCACGGCTAAACCGCCAATATCCGATCCGTATACGGAAGTAGGCGACTATGTCGCTTATCGCGTTTACTGCCCCGTACACGGGTGGACCGGCGTTTTACACTGGTAACCCCGGTTCGTCGGATCTTGTCCCTGACGTGTTCCCTGTCGCTATTGCCGGTCGCCCATACATGTTGGACATGGCTTCTGGCCGGTATGCCCGCACGTTTGAGGCACGGTTGCGTGAATCGCAGGACGGTTCTGATATTCCTGGTGAGGCTGCGATCAACCCTCAAGGGTTGTGGCGGCGTGGCCAGTCGTCGTGGCATTTCGGGATGGATCAGAAGTATGCGGACATCCCTGATTCGAATGTTGAACGGTTCAATTTGTCGTTGGGTGTTGACGTGTGGGAAACGGGCGAACTCACGTTGTTGAACGACACAAAATTGTCGTCCTCGACGGCTGGAACAAACCTGTTCCTAGCAGTTGTTGGTGACGAGGTTTGGTACACGGACGGTTCGGACATCAAGTATTCAACTGATCCGTTTGCTGTGTCTCCAACGTGGACAACGATTACGGGCACCGGCACGATCCGTGACATTCAAACGATTGGTGCGGACGCATATGTTGTGTTTGCTGGGACTGGTTCGACGCAGGGGATTGTGAAGGTTGACGGTGGGACACACACGTTGGCTGGCACGGCAGAAGCGCGCGGTGTCGAATTCAACAAAATTGGTTACGCAAAAGGTCATCTGGTTGCTGGTAGCACCAGTTCAAGCAAACTGTGGTTCGACCCGTCAGGGCACAACCCGAGCGCCGACTATACGCAACCGGACAGCAAGTTCCGTTGGGTAGGGTTCGCCGGAGGACAAAACGCTATCTATTGTGCCGGTTACTCGGGGCAACGATCACTCATTTACAAAGTAACAATTCAAGCTGACGGCACGTTGGACGAACCTGTTGTCGCAGCCCAGTTACCTATCGGTGAAGTGGTGAACTCGATCACCGATTACCTCGGATACGTTCTGATTGGCACAAATGTTGGTGTGCGTTACGCGACTGCTGACGGCAACGCAAACTTGGTGGTGGGCCGCAACATTTCGGCACCGAACCCGGTTCTGTGTGCCAGAGGTTACGACCAGTATGTGTGGGTTGGTGTCACGAACTACACGGGCGATCGCACAGGGTTGGGTCGCATTGATCTTGCCCGTTTCGTCGGGGTGAACGAACCTGTACGGGCACCCGATCTGATGTATGAAGGTCAGGGCGACGTTCTGAATGTCACCACGTTCGACGGGAAACGAGTATTCACCGTGTCCGGTGTCGGCGTTGTCGTCGAGGACGAAGACAACCTTGTCGAGTCGGGTTACTTGGAGACAGGCACTTGGCGTTGGGGTATCCCAGACAAAAAGTTTTTGGCGTTCTTCGATTTCGAATATCAAGGGTTGAATGGCACAATCGGAGCTGACTATGCGTTTGATAACGGCAACTGGGAACCGTTAGGCACCGCTTACGCTCAGGGTTCTACATCTGCGACGTTTACCGGTCCGGACGACGGGTTCCGTGAAGCAAAGTTTCGTGTCACGTTGAACCGTGACGCTGTCACTCCGTCTGAAGGTCCGGTGTTGGCCCGTTGGCAGGCTCGCGCTGTGCCCACTCCAACTCGTTCAGAGTTGTTCCAAATCCCAATCCTGTTGCATTCCCGTTTATTTATTCATAACCGTGAATATGATGTGGATGTTGACGGCGAGTTGGAGTATTTGCGGGATTTGATTCATACGCCGCGCATTGTGACGTTTCAGGAGGGGCCACGCACCTACAAGGTGATTGCAGAGAGTGTAGAATGGATGCCAGTTGACACCCCGAATAACAGTTATGTGTTTGATGGGACTGCGACTGTTACGTTGAGATCGTTGGTGGAGTGATATGACTGTAGATAGACGCGAATATGCTGGTGGTTCGGTTTCGACTACCACTACTGCGACGTTGGCCTCAACGAACGCGGGTTCTGTCACGGTCGGGTTGAACGCTAATACTGGTTGGCCGTTCGGGTCGAACAAGTTTTTTGTTGTGTTTGAGCCTGGTACGGCGAACGAGGAAAAGGTGTTGGTTTCTCGTACGTCTTCGGGTGACAGTTCGGTCACGATTGCGTCTGATTCGGACCGTGGTTTGGATGGTACGAATGCGGTGACTCATGCGGCGGGTGCGACGGTGTATCCGGTGTTCACGGCGACGGATGCTGATGAGGCGAACGAGTTGGCTTCAATGTGGGAAGCGAAGGGTGATCTGGTTTCGCATGGGGTTTCGGCGTTTGCTCGTCTGGCTGTCGGATCTGATGATTATGTGTTGACGGCTTCGTCTGGTGCGTCGTCTGGGTTGGCTTGGGGTTTGGTTGGTACGGACAGTATTGCTGCTGACGCGGTGACTGCTGCGAAGATTGCTGCTGGTGCGGTTGATACTGCCGAGTTGGCTTCTGGAGCGGTGACTGAGGCGAAACTGGTTGCAGCGTTGGTTGAAAAGTTGGTTCCTGCCGGGACGATTGTGGCGACGGTGAAGTCGTCTGCTGACGCAGGCTGGTTGTTGTTGAATGGCTCAACGGTTGCGGATGCGTCGTCAAACTATCCGGCCTTGTGGTCGGCTGCTCCTGCGAGTTGGAAGTCTGGCACGTCGCTGTTGCTGCCTAACATGGCTAACCAGATGTTGGAGGGTGCTGGCACGACCGCTCTTGGTGCGTCTGGTGGGTCAAACACGGCGACGTTGTCTGCGACGAATTTGCCGAAACACGTTCACACGATCAACCACGGCCACGGGAATACCTTTACTGCTGACCAAGCGCAGCACCGTCACACGGTGGACCCGGAATCAATTTCGGTGACGAGTGGAGGTCCAAGCGACGATGTTGTTGAACGTGTCGGTTCTTACACCACCCCAACCGGCTCAGGCCAAGTTCACCGTATCCCTGACCAATACCTTGACCCTGTTACCGCAGGCCTTCAGGTAAACAGCAGCGACTTTTCGCACACTCACAGCGTTACTGTAGACATTGCTTCGTTCAATTCTGGGTACACCGATCCGGCAATCACCATTGCCGGTGGGGTGAGCGACTTTAGCGGCAACTCTGGTGACGGCGGTGCAGCACTCACCGGAGCAGCATTCAACGTCACAAACGCACACCTCGCAGTCAACTTCCAAATCAAGGCCCACTAATGGCCCGCAAATACACCGGCTGGGACCGCAACGCAACCGGACAACGAGCTGGCCTCGAACAACTCGTAGACAGCGTCGAAGCATGGACCAACAAAGGTTTATGGAACAACGGGACGTGGGGAATTCGTAACAAACGAGGGAAACAAACACCGTCCGTTCATTCGACGGGACGCGCCGCAGACCTTTCATGGCGTGACATGGGAAGCAAAGGTTGCGGCGACTATAATGTTGCGTGCCAAGTAATGGATTTCCTGTACGAACATCGGGACGAACTCCTCATCGAAGCAATCTTCGACTACTACCCGAAACCGTACGGTCGAGGCTGGAAATGCGACCGCGATGAGTGGACGAACTACAGCAGCCGCGCTTTCTCGGGC